AGAAGATTGTAGCTATATTGGTTTCGGAAAAATTTGCTCACGCGAACGTGAGAGTATAAAAACCTGCCAATATAGTATATACTAAAAATACATATAATGTTCTCACGTCCTTGTGACGTAGTAAAACCGAGCCTGCGACTACACCACAGGCTAGGGTGCCGTTGGAGTTGTTGCATGATATTGAATCGTTGGAACGTTCAAAAAGCAATGAAGCGCATAATCCGGTCCAGCAGCTACCTGCATACAATAAACAAATTTATTGGATGGGGTGGCTGTGGATGCATTATAAATGGCTTCCAAATCCAGTTGGTCAAAAGCACCTTCGTAGAATCCCACACGGGAGTCACGACCATTACCCAAGAATTTAAATCTTGAGTACATAGGTGCCGTAAAATTTAACACGGGATTAAATCCCGATGCAGTGATAGATTGACCTGTTTGGCCACTATCACCAATTCGCGCATTGACTTTCATGCCATTTTTGGCATAGTTCGTTGTGTCTGTAAAATCAGATACATCATTAGTCCAATACGCTGTTGATTGTCCAGGGTCTAATCTTCGGACCCTAAAGCGTTTACACTCCTCTCCACCAACTAACTGAATAGCATAGTTGATAGAGCCTGAGCACCCAACAAAACATTGAGAAACCCAAGTCAATGGAGTGTAGAGGTTGGGGTTATACTTTTCAGTACCAACACCAACAATTTCATTAACGGTGAAAATACCGTTACTCGTATCGTAGCCTGGATAAACAGGTCTACGGGGTATGTTGAGAGATGCAACTATTGAAGTACCACTTGATGTGTTGTTAATTGGTATATTCATGTAGTTACTCAACCTTTGCATTAAGCACTTGGTTGATTCTACAGCTTCGCCCATATAACTTTTAAATATATTAGGGTAATCTTGAGTTTCATACTCTCCAAGTAGATAAGATTCTACTTCTTCTTCATCCTCAACAATATTTGATTGAGCAATGAAGCCTTTAAGTCCTAGATCTAAATCTCTAGGATTTGCCACCAGAAAATCTGGTTCACATTTAGCAAAAATCAGTAAACTAACTGGTACACTACTTTGTGGTGAAGTCAGTTTAGTTAGAACTTGGAAACTAACTTTTCCATTTTGGTAGTCATCATTATAGATACCAGAACGAGCAGTCGTATTCCAGAAATCACCTGATCTTTTAAATGCAGTCTGACCTAGGTAAGGAACAGTGAAAGTAAATTCTTTCGTCCTACCTATATCAACCACTATAGAATAAGTGGCACCAGTTTTATCTGTAGTAATGGATTCACCTGCAGGGTCCCAACTGATGAGTAAACGTCCTTTATGATAAGGAGTTCCCACCACAACGACCCTGTAAGTCATAGATCCACGCCAGTGATAAAACATACTAGTAGTAAGAGCTGTTGGTGTAGCATACAAATTATTGTATCCTGTTTTACCATCAGTTTCAACTATCATAGGTGTCACATTATAATGAGCCAACTGAGCAAAACTTGCATCAGTTTTAGCCCATGTAACACTGTACCAAAAACTCTCTTTAGTAATTAGAGAGCGTACCAAAGTTTCATCATCTTTGATACCAGTTGTACGTTCAGTGTCTATAGTGATCATATTTTTCGGATCAATAACCAAATTTTCTCTTGGCATAATAATATCCTGTGTGGCAGCATGTGGATAACAAGCTGGCGTGTATTGTGAGGTTCCTTCAACATTTGGTACATTTGTGTAACCAAAATGCGAAGCAACTCCAGCCACCCCTTTTGCTGCAACTTCTACGCCTGAAGCATAAGAACCTATAACAGGAGCATGTTTCAACATACCTGCTGTCTTAGCTACACTAGAAGCAACTCCAGAAACCGTATATTTCGGATTGGATTCACTTTTAGCTGGTGTAGCAGTTCTCTGGGAAGCGCCCATAAAAAAGCTCTTCGTTGCTGGTTTCTTCTTCTTAAAAGAAGACTGTAATTCTGCAGCAACAGTTGCTCCAGCCAGCTCATAGTTGACAATTTTTGCCCACACATGAATATTAATTGTTTCACCTGCAACGTTATTTGCGTTGTCAAGTGTACCATATGACATATAACTTAAAGCACCAAGATATCCAACCTCGGTGTTATTAGTCAAATCAACAAACTCCCTAGGATAAATAAAAGGACAAAGCATTGCTGCTGTCTCACTTTTAGAAACGTCCATTTCGACCTTAGGTCTTTGGGAATATAACATGATATGTCTATAAGAACCGGTATCGGTAATAATCGGTGCTGGTGTATCAGCGTCACATGGTAAATATGAAAATAAAACTCTCCCAAAATAAAAAGGAGAGGCATTAATTTGGAATGTAAGTTCCAAATCACCGCGCAAAAATCTGTAATTGTTGATTTTCTTTTTAACAAAAGCGTTGTTGAGATAAAGCTGCCATGGTTTTATTGTGGCTAAGTCCAATCTCGTATTTTCGGTCCAAGACACGTTAGCAATACAGATAGGTCGAGACAAATAGTCTTCAATTTCTGTATTAACTCCCTTGTCTGGAGCTTCCTCTACAGTGCCAGCTATACCCCCCACATGACCTCCATCTTCATGGAAGAATTGTAGGGTTTCTGATTGTTCAACATCGGGTGCCAATACATTGTCATCTCTGTCGATCTCAGATTGTAATTCTGGTTCCTGGTCATCCTTGTAACAACAAGCCTGAATCCAGGTTGTAGTAGGAATATAATACTTCGTTTGTTTGTAATCAAGCAATTCTCTCAAAGTATTTGCATGAGGACCTAAATAGCCTTCAAGCAATTCTTCTAATTCTACACGGGTAATAACTAAAAAGCCCTCGGTGGAGCTAAATTCAAAATTCTTAATTGTTTGCGCAAGTGGGGTCTACGATATAGCACAACACTTATACGTGCTATAAAGCACTCCATTATTTTTATGGCCAACAACCATATACCTAAAAAGGTTTTCGGGGGAACGCCCCAGTTGACTATCCTATACTATCCACGCTATTGTCTATCTAGAATGAAGTGTAAATTTAATATGCAATCAGTATATATAATACAGGAGGCTCTTTTGCTTTCAATTCAGACATGTGCCATATGCCTGTGAGGTGTAACCACCTCATTGTCTAGATTCTAATTTCTCCGACTGAATCGTGTATTGTTTACATAATTCAGCGAAGGTAGGAAAAGTGGATTCTTTAACCCAATCTTCCCAATTTAGAGTTTTTACCGTCTTTTGCATGAGTTTTGTCATGCGATTGAAGGTTGATCTTCCATACCAAAAACTCTCACGCAAGGCAGTTTCAATGACAGCCATACCTTGTTCTTCAAGGCTAACTGTCTTAGATATCGTCCAAACCATGAGCATTTTCTCAATGGAATCCCACTCTAAAGGGCAAACAAACTTTTCTAACTCTTCCTCATATCGCCACGAACGTTTCAAGAAAGAAGCGTCGCGAATATTAATAAAAGGAATAGATTCTGAAGTTTTATCTGCCATGGTATAACCAATACCTACATGAGCTAGACACTCACTGATATCTTTATGGTTAAACCACTCGATTCCAGGTCTCACACCCATGATATTATCATCACCATATGTCATCAAATTAACATTGATTTTGAAACTATCACATTCATGTTCTGGATTCAAAATCCAGTAACAATATCTCATGTATAAGCAATTTGCTAATCCATTAATTGTTACTGTAAGCGGATGTCCGGATGGATTGGATCCATGAAACATCACTAAGTCTCCGTTGAAATCAACCAGAGGAAATGCTGTGTCATAACCTATTGTAGTTATCACTCTCAATTGTTCAGGAGTGAAATTCCCACTGGCTTCACACATCTCTTTAATAATTTCAAAAGATGCTAGAATAATCTCTGGTGGCATTTTCTTATCAAATTTTGAATAGTCACCAGCTACAATTCTATCTTCCCCATGAGCGGTTAAATAATGATAAAAATCGTCCCACTCACTCGATTGAGCTATCGTACCAGGAGCAGATTCAAAGACATATCTTTTATTCTGCATCAACCTAATACTACTCAATAAATACTTCCTGACCAAAATGGACCAATCGAAAGGTGCTCCAGTAAAAACTCTTGTTTTACCTGCTGCTGCCTTTTCGTAAGTGACAGCTTCATCTTTCAAATGGCCAACGAAAACAGGCATACTACGTATACCCTGTTTTGCATGGTCTTCATATTGACGCATCCTCTCCATTACGGCTTCACTAGGAATAACTGCATCTGGATTTTTAGGATCTTCCATATTCTTCAAGAGGAATTTCTTGGATTTTTTCCAAGGAAAACCTGCAGAAGTATTTCTATTAATACCATCAACATAAGCTACACCAGCACAACCATTCACAGCGGTGAATTCATCATACACTTGTAGCATATCTAGATCGTCCTTCTTTAAGTTAGACAAAATATCTTTCAAAAAAGATTTCTTTGCTACTTCTAGAACATCTGGATTTAATTTAGTAATGGTATCAACCATGTGGACACCGGCTTGTCTCCAAGGAGACCATCCCTTCATCATAGGTTTAGTGTATTTCACACTAAAACCCTCAGATAATAAGGAATCAGCTAAAGGTGAGATTTCCACAGTGGATTTTCCTCCTCTACGAAACCCGTTAAAGGAACCGTATACATTGGCGTGGCCTTTCTCCATATATCTAAAAACAGATTTCTTGGATAAAGACTCTACCGGTATTGTTGTTCCTTCGAGTTCCAGTAACGGTGCTCCACTCTGAATCACACATGGTGTAAACATTTCTTCCCAAATTTGGGCACTCATGGCTACACGGGCGTGGTAAAGAGTATGAATACCTACAATCATTGGTCCTTGCGGTGTCATCGCTATCATAGGCGAACCACAATCCCCATTAATTGTTGGAGTATCACTCAAGGCACAAACTCCCTCAACATCATTTGGTAACTCACTATGTATAAGTGGTTGACGTCCTGCAGTGAAGTTCTTCAAAGGGAGACAAATCTTTTCTCCCGTACCACGAGTAATTGCATAAAAACCATTAACTCTCCCTCCAAAATCTTTTTTAGCAATTAAACTAGAGAGATCTCTACGCGGAGGAAGGTTAGCGATTGTCAATGACATAACTTCAGGATTTTTTGTGCTAGTTATAGCACTTTCAAAAATCCATATGTTCTTCGTTTCCTTTACACCATCTTTCATTGTACCAACAATAACTGTAGCTTCAAATGGATAGGAGTGTGCAGCCAAAAAATGATTGTTTATCAAATATTTTTGACCACCAACACAAAAAATTGTTGTGGAACCTTTTCTTGAGGCTAAATGAAGAACATTTCGAGAAATGATATTAAAAATATCTTTTACATCCATACCTTTCATAGATTTCATCATTGGTGTGGTATCAAAATTACTTAATTCATAGGTATTTTTATACCACACATTTGTTCGTTCTTCCTTGCAAGGTGCTGGAGGGTTCTCGTTGTCATTCTCTTTAAATTCATTATGTTGAATTTCTGTTGCTTCCTTAACAGTTTGTCGTACACGTAAATACACTTTACCAGCTACAAGCAATGATGCAATTGTAGCAAAAATATATTTGTATTGAAGACTTGCTTGAACATTTTCACCCAAGCGAATCACAACTCGTCTTTCCATATAATTACGAACTTCCGTAGGAAAACGCCACATCAAGTAACGAATACGCATAAGAATGGACCACCATATACGAATAGCGCCAAACCAATTCCAAATAGCAAATGTGCGTATCATGAAATATTCAATAACATACAGAGCTAACCACAAAATATTGAGCAAATAATAAGCTCTTATTAATGGATGTAATTCACTTTGAACACAACCACAATAATTTGGTGGTAATTTGCAAGTTTTACAAATTTCTATATTCTTCATTTGCTCAACACTCTTCATCACACGTTCTTGATTGTCGAAGTGTTTTTCGACACTACGAGCCATCCAACTCAAAAATTCTTTTAAAGATAAATCTTTATGTTGAATTGTTAGAGTCGCAGGCTCAGAAGTGTGATCACCAGTCTGTACGGCAACATGAATAATATCAAATGTCCACAAATCAGGATAACTGTTTGGAGCTAATTCACCAACTAAAGTTGAATCCAACTGCCCATCCGCACTGCTATATTCAGGCTTAGGGTGTGGAACAACTATATATGGGAAACGTCTCTGAACTGCTGATGGAAAAGCAAAATAATGAGGTGCATTAAAATGAATAGTATTAGTTGTTGCTATCAATAAGTGTGCACGTAAAGGAGTTTTACCATTATTTTCCAAACTGGCTTGGTTTGGCATATAAGGCACTGCATTATTAATCTGCAAAA